ATTTAAATCACATTCATATAAAAAATCACCTACTTTCATAAAATGATCTATATCTATAAATTCATGATGGGCACTTAACGTTGCTCTATCTAAGTATTCAACATTTTGGTCCCACCATCTTAAAGTTCTAGAAGCATTAGTTGTTACTTTAAGTCGAACATTATGTTCTTTTTTAATTTCTCTACAAAATGTATTAAAATGCGGCCATAACGTTGGCTCACCGCCACCTACTAAACACAACCAAAATTCTGTTTTATTAAATTTTTTAGTATAAACATCAAACAATGTTCTGAAATTGTTTATTACAGTATCAATATTTTTAGGATACCTATGTATTCCAGGATGAGAATCAGGAAAACAATATGTACAATCATAATCACAAATATCAGTTGGCCAGAATCTAATATCTAAAACATTAGAAGGTTGTGTTGAAACTATTCTATTAAGTTGTTTCATAATAAATGTGCTATCTCTGGAAAAATATTAGACGCCTTTAATCCTCTAATGGCATCTAGTTTGTTGACATACTCTTTAAAGCCCGGAAGTAAATGACTATTGTCCTTTGCATCCATATGATCCATTACTGCTTCCCAACGTTTCCAACCATAAGGATTAATTTTCCAATACTCGTCATCTTGTCTATAATTAGTAAACAACCAATCTTTAAATTCTAAATAACGTTCTCTAACTTCTTGCTTATCTTCTTTGGGTAATATTTGTATACTTAAAAATGTAGGAATATACAGTAAATGCATATTAACTAATCCACCACCCATTTGTACACCACCTGGAACTGTACCTACATTAAGTTTTTTAAATTTAGATTCTACTTTCCATTTCATAAAATCAGGTAAGTGCTTTACATTAAAAATTTGTATAGCAGTAGCTAAACTTGTTTGTATATTGTCTGGCGTATTATCTAGCATATGAAGATTCTTTTCTACAGTTGCCCAATCTGTAGGAAAACGTATATATTCATCACGTTGAAAACAAGCGTCCATGCTAACTGCAAATTTAACTTTCTTAAACTTACTCCATAACTCAATTAAATCTTCGTCTACTAAAATACCATTTGAATTATAACGTAACAATATCTTATCTTGATAGCCTTGGCGTATAATTTCTTCAATAAATGTTTTATGTTCTCTAATCATTAAAGGTTCACCACCAGCAAAATACACTTGCTTTAAGTTAGGAATTTGCTTATTCATTTCCTCCCAAAACGTTTCCTTCTCATGCCACTTATTATTAAATTCTGATTTGTCCCACGCCATTTGTCTTTTAACTTCTGGATTATCTAGTTGTGGAACTAATTGTTTCCAGTCTTTAACCCATTGACTAGAATCATGTGGACTACACATTACGCATTTAACGTTACACGTATGACCTAAACGCAAATCTAAATATACTAGTTCTTCCGGAATTGTACCATCTTCTTGTGTTTGTTTAATTAATTCAGGAATATCTACTCCATCTTTATACCATGTACCTGTTTCCCAAATACGTTTACTAACAACACCTATTTTTTCTTCTTGAAAACATTTAGTACAACTAGCAGGAATTTGTTTATTAAGCATTGTAGTTCGTACAGACTTCATATAGTCATTATTCCATGCTTCCATTGGAGTTTCACGACCAAAGTTTGCAGGTTTACCATGTTCCATTTTTACTAATCCTACTTCATGATCACCAGTAGCCGCTCCGCTGGCATTAGCACTACAACATAAACGCATATCTCCATTTGGTCTTGTGGCAAAATGTATCCATGGTAAAACACAGAAGGTAGGAGATTTAGAAACGTCTTCTAATTCACGTTGCCATTTTCCTAACTGCGAGTCTGCAGGGTTATACCAATATTCGTTACTGTCTGTCATTTTTTTCTACCTATAATCATATATCTATCATACTTAGGTAACTCTAATGTACCTGAATAAAACTCTTTACTAATATTTGATTTCCATTTAAAATCTAATAAATTCTCTGAACAATTAATATGCTCAGGATGGGATGAGAAATTATTACTTTGTACAACTACCCATGTATCAGTTGGAACTTTGTTTAACCAAGTATTATACTGTTCTTGTGTAATATGTTCACAACTTGTATTAATAACAATTTGTGGATCTTCTGTATATTCATAATTACACATATTTTCTGTAACTGCATCAAATTTTCCATCTATTTCATACTTTTTATTCATGCTTAATGCTATGTCCTTACACGCAGGGTCAATATCAACAGATCTAATATGTCGTACACCAAGTTCGCTATTAAAAAGCATTGTAGCCAAAATTCCATGCCAGCCTCCAAAGATAACTATTTTACTAGCTTCAGCATGAGTAACTTTAGGAAGTTCTTCACATAACCACTTCTTACTCTCAAGCTGTCCATGCCAGAAACTTTCTAACAAACGTTTATGATCGTTTGCATCTCTAATTGCATCTACCCAATAAGCTATATCATCAATATCAATTTTCATAAACTAACTCTTTTGGTATTTTACTATCTGCACTACTTACGCAAGTTGGGGTAATACAAACTTTGCGTTCTTTAAATAAAGTAAACCCTGTATCAATAGTACCTAATGGTTCATCATGACAGCTATAAGCACGTTTAATTTCGCCGCCTGGTTCACGAATAATACAACTTTGATATCCTGCATTACACATCCAGCCTTTAAATTTATTAAACTGATGAGCATTCAGTCTTTCTGCTTGGTCTAATTTATATTCTATGCCTTTTTTATCAAATAACGCTATTTGGCTTATTTCTTGTTCCATCTCATTTTGTAATATTTCTAATTGAGCTTCACTATAACCATCAACTACTGCACTTGCTATATCATTACTTTGTGGTTTAAGAGTAACATGTAAGCCTTGGTCTTTAAAACGTTGAGCTCTTCCATAATATTCATCAAATCTATCTGGAACCATAACTTGATTAATTGTAACTAATACTCCATGCTCTTGTAAAAAGGTAAGTTTGCCTGCAAATTCTTTTTCATTAGAAAATTCTGCATGATAACTTGCTGTTATACTTTTACGATCTAATTTCTCTGTTGCTGTTAACCATTTGTTCCACCAATTAAATCCTGGACTAGCATTAGTAGTCATGTGTACACTAAGATAGTTACTAACAGGTTCTTGGTACGCTTTAATTAAATCTATTAACCCTTTATATGCAGTTGGTTCGCCACCACTAAAACTAAAATGAAACTTATCAAAGCCGTGGGCCCTTGCTTGACTTTTAATTTCATCCATTGTACGAATATATTCTAATAAAGGTCTATGATCTACTGTTTTACTTTTAGCATACGGCCAACAATAACTACAATCATAGTTACAAAATCTACCTAAGATCCAACTAACCGAAAAAACATTGTTTTCTAGCATTGTTCGTTGTCCTAATTTGACTATATTTTCAAATGGTATTGTCATGATATATTCTTTGTTGTATTAAAGATTGTTTTAGAACACGCTTTGACACAGGTCATACACTTATTATCACCATGCCAATAATTTCCCATGTGTTCCCATAGTATAATATCTTTACTAAGAATACCATCTTTACAATTTGGTACACCTATATCTTTTAACATATCTTTTGTATTTTGTACTGTTAAATTCCTTAACGTATGAATAGGCAACGTTTCTTTTAATGGTTCTTCTAAATAGTCACTACCTATTAAACAACAAGAAAGTATATTTCCACATGGGTCAACATATATACCTTGGTCTTCCATACACTTTGGTTTAATACTAGCTTTACTAATTACTTCATATCTAACATCATCATCTAATAAACTATCTAATGCTTTATTTGGTACTTTTTTATATTCTGATCGTGTAGCAGGTTCAAGATCATATTCATAATTTCCATCTAAATCTTGAACTGCAAATTTATCTAAGTCATAAAATCTTGCAGTACTAACAAAATTTACTTTTTGCACTCCTTTTCCTAATAAAAAATATTCAAGTGTTTCAATATCATCTTCGTTATGTTTAAAAACTAAACTATCTACTCTTGCTACTCCTCCAGCTTTAATAAATGCTTCCATATTATCAATAACTTTTGAAAACTTTGTATTCCTTCTATATAGTTCGTGCTTCCCTTCAAACCCATCTATGCCAAATACAACATTACTATTACTAACTGAACCTATTACAGGAGCAAGTTTGCTCCACCATTCTTCATTACGCATACCACCATTAGTATGAAGTGCTAATCTACAAGTAGGATTTGCATCTCTTACATACTGAAAAATTTCTAAACAATCTTGTGCAAATGCAGGATCGCCATAATTTCCACAACTGTAAAAATTTGTTAACTGAGCTAAAAATTCTTTCGGAAACCATTCCTTAAACTGAGCTATGCTTATATCACCATTACGAATAAATGGACGAGGTGCTCCGCCATTAAAATTTCTTGCACACATTGGACATTGAGCTTGACACTTATCAGTCAATTCAATATGAACAGATTTTATATCAACAATTTTCTGCATCAAATTTTTCTTTTAGCCAGGCATAGTCATTAATTTTAAATAATACTTCAGTATTTCCTTTAAATGCTTCGCCATAAAATTTACCTGCACGAGCACCTGCCATAGCATAATCTCCATTAGGTTTTCCCATTCCTTCATTACACCATACCATTAATCGCATTTCTGTTTCTTCGTCTATTTGGCCTCTAATAATTTTACTTGACAATTTAACACATTCACGAAATGCACTTTTCCATGTATTAAAAGGATCTGTATTAAATGCTGTAACATTACTAATTTCTTCATGTGCAAAAAACTTATCACTAATACTAGTTGTCATGTCTAAATTAGTAACATCCATATCTATTGTAAGTTGTCTTGGTAATAATTTTACGCCACCATAACCATATTCTAAAAAGTTTATAGGATTTTGACAACGCCATACATGAACAGCATCTAAATCCCATTCAGACGCAATATAATCAAATTTAAAATCATCTTTTAGTCTAGCATCACCATCTACTACCCAAAACATTTTTGTAAAGCATTTTTTAGCCGCGGCTATATGGGCTTGGTGTATACCTTTTACCCCATGAACACGTTTAGCCATTGGAAATCGTGCTTTTAACTCTGCATAAACTTCATCTGCATTTGGTTCTTCGTAACTTATAAAAACAATATCATACATAAGGCTCTATCTCTTCTGCTAGTTTTTTATGAAGTATCCTACCTGGATGGCCGTTATCTGGAAAATCATCAGACAATGCCATATAATTTATAACTTCTTCGTATTTGTTAACTTCCTTTTTAAATTCGTCTGTATCAGCTAGATCCGATCTTAACTCTTTAATAGCGTTAATAGAACCCCAAGATGTAAGTAATGGTATTTGTTTACCTAATATTTTTTGTAACCAACCTTTATGAATATGTTTAATAAAAGTATAGTTACTTTCTAAGCCGTATGTTTCGCCCCAGCCTTCTATTAAAATAAAAGGAATTTTTAATTCATTATATATTTCTTGTGCGGCATCAAATGCAATCTTCATAAGTACCCGGTTTAATTCAGCAATAGATTTACATTTGTTAGTTTCATTTAATTTTAAATAATGCTTATCTAAGTCCCATAGTCCGGCGTCATCTGATGTTGTATCTTTCTTGTAATTACGACAAGGTTCTGTTAACATCCATATAATAACATCAGGTGTATAAAAAGTAGGTGCTGTAAAAGGTGGTGCTAATCCTAATGCTTCTTCACTTCTAAAAATTGCTTCAAAATTGCCTGCACCTCCAAAACTATAATTACAAGTGGCATGACCTTTTAAATCTAAAAAGTATCCGAAGCCTGGATAAACTAATTGAAATGGTTTAGGCGAGTCTCCTTCTAAATACTTGTCTTGGTTATACGGTCTAAAAATAGTATTATCATTGTTGTTAGCAACTCCGGGCCCCGGAGTAATTTGTCCCCATTCTCCTAATCCGTTGCTATCGCCAATTATTAATATTTTTTTCATCTTGTATTTCCGTAATAAATCACCTTATGCTTACTAGATTTATATTGCCTCCATGGATCAACCACTATGCTATCATCATTAAGTTTACAGTATAACTCTGGATGAGCTAATAATACTATTGCACTAAATGGTCCTGTATCAGGACTAACTAAAGGATCAACCTGCATACAAGCATAATCTATTTCTGCACAATAATATCCCACTAGTAAACTATAACTTCCATCTATATATGGCACTCCTGGTTTATAACTAACTCCATTTAATAATATTGGTAAATCATTTTCGTGTGCTAGATTAACCAAACGTTTAGCCATGTTCTTGGCCTGTACTTCTCTAGCCTTTATTATAGCATCAAATAGATCATATTGCAAGTCTAATTTTTGAGCCAAAAAGCGTAATGCAATGTTATCTCTTGGATGGCATCCTCCGCCATCGCCCAATCCTGCTGTTAGATATTTTGAACTAATAATTCGATTTGTACTTTTTGAAAGAGCGTTAGTGACAACATCGACATTAATATTTCCTTGCTTTTCTGCAACATCTTGAATCATATTAACAAATCCAATTTTCATACTAATAAATGTGTTATAAAAAACCTTAATACATTCACACTCATCCCAAGTACCTATTTCATATCTTGGCTTATTTTCCATTATTGTTTTATAAAATGTTACTAATTGTTGTGCATCAGTAGTAGACTTTCCGTCTTCAGTTCCGATAATTACCATTTCAGGATTTACCATATCCCAAGCTACAGTACCCATAGCAATAAAATAAGGATTATATACAAAGCGAGTATTACTAATTAATGGTACAAAATGATGGCGGGTTGTTCCTGGTAAAACAGTACTAATAAGAACTAGTAGTTGTTTCTTATTCATATAAACGTTAGCTTCTCTTAACACATCAATAACAATTTCGTAATTAAAATCTTTAGGTTCTAAATGTGCTGAAGGTGTCCTACCATCATAGTCAGGATGATGTGGCGTCGGTACTGAAACAAAAACAATATCTCTATCTTCAACTACTTCTTTAATGGTTTTTTTAATTTTTATAACTTCTGATTCTATATTAATAACATCATATCCTGTTACGTCATGGCCTTTTTCACCGACGATTTCGGCACATGGTAACCCTAGTTTTCCTAACCCTATAAACCCTATCTTCACATGAACCTCCAATCATTATATGCGTATATAAATACTACTAATATTTATGGCGATTTTTATATATGATTCCAGTAACTGACTACATCAAAAGAAACGTATACGTACGAAAAGTCCAAAGTTCTCTAGCCTCACAAAAGTTTTTACAAGCATTCAAAGACCTTAATCTAGACGAGTCAAACTTATGCTTGTTTCATGTATTGATAAAATATCCCCAATGGGAAAAGGATGTTGATTTATTTCAATTTATAAGGAAAAAAAATGTAAAACAGTTACGTAAAGATCCAAAAACATTCTTTTTATTTGATGCAAGTACTGAAGGATTTAGTACTATATATGGAAATACTCCATTTTATGATGTATTATATCATAACTGTAGAGTGCATAATATATCACCTAAAAAAGTTATTCTTATTACATCTAATATGGTTGAAAATAAAAATTTAATTCGATATAACACTTATCATAGTATAAAAGAATCTATTCATGTTGCTAGTTTTCATAACTTTGAACACATGCTTTTTAATTTAAAAGTAGACACACTACCAGTATCAGGATTAGCTGAAGCTGAGCTTGACACTCGTATTGAAAAAGTTTATCTTAATGCAGTAAAGAATAGAAAAAGATACTATTACGGTGAAAAACATTTCTTAAGTCTTAGTAGAGTAAATAGACCTCATAGAACATTAAGCGCCTTTGAAATATTTAATAGTAACTTATATCAGAACTGTATTTTAAGTCATGATAGGATTAAAAAACCAGAGCACTATTGTCAAGAAACAGAACTAATACGAGGATCAAAAGGGAAACTTTCATTTAGGGCTTTAAAAAAGTTTAATCGGCACTTACCATTAATTGCAGATACTAACGATTTTAAAACTAATCATGCTATGAGTTTAAGTTCACATCTACATTGGTCTACATTATTCCAAGTAATTGGAGAAACACTTGCAGAAGATTGGGATAACACTAGTAGATTCTGGAGTGAAAAAACATTCCGCTCTATATTTCATATGCAACCGTTTCTTATTTGGGGACAACCTAATGCTAATAAAAACTTAGAAGACTACGGCTACAAGTTATATGACAAAATGTTTGATTATAGTTTTGATAGCGAGAGCAATACATATAAGAGATGGACTATGATTAAAGGGGAAATAGAATCTGCTGTAGCTCGCTTAAATAAGATGACTGGGGAAGACAAATTATTATGGTGTTTTCAACAACAAGACGTACTTAAACATAACTATAAAATAATGTATCGTGAAGAATATACAAAAGAAGTATTTCAAAAACTTGCATTTACATTAGTACAACAATCAAAGGATAATGTTGAATGAAAAACTTAATTGCATTAAAGGTTAATAGAATTTTTACTTTTGGCTGTAGCTTTACAGACTATGCATGGGGTACTTGGGCTAATATTTTAGGATATGAATTTCCAGATGCTAAGTTTTATAATTTTGGAAAGTCTGGAGCTGGTAATCATTATATCTTTAATACATTAATGCAGGCTGACTCTTCATACAATTTTACACACGAAGACTTAGTAATAGTACAATGGACGAATATAAGTAGAGAAGATAGATTCTTAGATGCTGAGCCTACAGCAGATCCTAGTTTTACAGCTGGTGGCCAATGGATTACCCCAGGCAATATTTATAGTCAAGGAACATATGATGAATCATGGGTTAAAAAATACTTTAGTGAATATGGAGCATTACTTCGAGATTTAGCGTTTATTAAATCAGCTTATGAGATGCTTAGACATAAAACACAATGGCATTTTATACAAATGAATGACCTTGTTCACTATGTTGATCAATGGGACACAAAAATATCAATTGATCCAAAATATGCTGTTGAAGGTATTCAAGTACAACGAATAGAGCATCTACGAGCAATGTACTCTGAAACTATAAACCAACTATTACCTAGTTTTTATGATACACTTTTTAATAATAACTGGGAACAAAAATTTGAAGCTGATAGAAAATTAGTTAATAAGAATTTCCAAGACGGCCATCCGCACCCATTAGAGCATTATGATTATTTAAAACGTATATTTAAACATAATTGGTCAAAAACAACTAATAAAAAAGTTGGTGAAATACAACAAAAATGGATTAAGTATATGGATGGTGCTTCACGAACAAATAAGAGATTTAGTCTTTATCAAACGGAAGAACGTTGGCGTCAGATGGTAAGGAATGAATTAGTTATACGGCCATCTCACGATATTGATTTTAGAATACACCGTTAAGTTCAGGAAACGTTTTATTAAAATCTCTATTCCTTATTTTATCATAATGCTCTGTATGAACTTTAAACTTATTATGAGCTTTAGCATCATATACCGAACTCTTAATATATCGTAATACCCCCTTTAACTGTTCAGCTATGCCATTACTAGGAGCTGTTTGTAGATATTGTGTAATTCTTTGACAAGCTTCTTGTTTCTTATCATCGGGCAATATAGATATTGTATAATGTTTAGGATCAACAATATTATATAATATTCCATTTGACACATCAAACCTCTGTTCTTGCATATATTTTAAATAATCGGTAAGTGTTAAGAGATTAAACGCACTTACTACAGTATTAAAACTCAGTCTAACATGAGGTGATTCTTTTTTAATAAGATTTAAATTATTCATTATTACAAACCATTCAGTTCCTTCACGTATATATTCAGCTCTATCACCCCAACTATCTAAACTAGCATCAACTTTAACATTAGTAAATTTATTCCATAACTTTGTAATACACTCTTTCTTATAAAACAAATTACTAACATTAGAATTATATCTTAACATAACATCAGTACGATTATTATCAATTAAATATTCTAAAATATCATAATGCTTATCAGTAAGTAATGGCTCTCCTCCAGCAAAGTAAAAAACATCTATATCTTTATAATAAGGTTTAAATTGCTCGTACAAGTCATCATTATCTTTACCACCTGCAAAAATATAAACTTTTTCTTTACCATCTTCTTGGGCCCAACTAGAACTAAATGTTGCACTACACGTTCTACATTTAAAATTACAAATATTACTCCAACGTATATCCATATAACGTAATTTCATCTCATCAAGACTGCCATCTGGATTAGTTTCAGAAACAAATGGCATATACTTTGCAAACTGTCTATTATGATGTATGCGTGGACTATTATTGCCTGCCTGTTCATGAACCCAGCATTGTCTACATACGTTAGGTTGCTCTCCATTTAACATTTGTAAACGTAACTTTTTATATTCGGGGCTATTCCATATTTCTTTTATAGGAGTATTCTGAGTATTACCTAAAGGACTGTTATAATCACCTACACAACAAGGTAATACATTACCATCTGCATTTGCATACATATGAATCCAAGGTAGGATACAAACTGTTTTAGATTTGTTTGCAGTCATTATAAAATCCTTCTAGTTCTGGAAAAGTTTTTGTTAAACTACAATCTCTACGCTTATCAAACTCAGTGAACCAATTATAAAAATCTGTCCGTGCTTGTTTAAGTTTAGCAGATTCGTAATTTGTTACACGCATATAATTAACTACACGTCTAAATTTTTCTACTTCTAGTGAGCTAAATTTTGTTCTATCCCTATCGTCTTGATATTCATGCATTAACTGTAAGTGCTTTTCCATATATGACATAAATTTGTCTTTAGGTAATATATTCATATCATATATACTTGGCTCTTTTAAATGCGGTGTATCAAATCTTATACGTTGCCATTGTGTTTCGTTTGCGGCTGAGTTATACTTACATCGCCATTCTAATATTTTTTCTAATAATAAATTAAAACTAGTTACAGAAAAAATATTAAATGTAATCATAAATGTTACAGGCCAACCTGTATTACTTAAATAATGATCTAAATTTTCTTCCCATAATTTAATATCTAGTCCTGTACGTGCATACTCGGCTCTTGGTCCCCAAGTATCAATACTTGTATATAATTTAAAACTTTTAATACAATTTTTTTCTTTAAGTCTTAATACTGTATTAGTTAATTTCTCAACTAATGCATGTTTAACACCCATGTTACTATTAACTTCAATTTGTATATGAGGTTTAGGATCTGCTTCTAATTTTTCAAATAAATCCCATAAACTTTTATGCATTAAAGGTTCGCCACCAGTAATACGTAAGATGTTTAAAGTCTTACTAACTTCAGGCCACCACTTCCACCATGCATCAACATAAGGATTTTCTTCTTCATTTTTATAAACTTTAAACCAATCAATATCTTGTCTATGAGTACTTGACATTTTATAAGGTCCATGGTCCTCAATTTCTTTCCAGTATCTGCTACTAGCCTTAGGATGACAATACCCACATTTAAAATTACATTCATTTGAAAAACTAATTTCGATATACTCAGGATTTACGTTAAATTCTGGTCCTTTTTGTTTTATTTCCGCAACTCTTTCTGGAGTATATATACTTGCTGTTTTAATATGCCTGTCGCTTACATAATCTTTACCCATAGCTTCAATTTTCCAACAATAACTACAACCATCTGGTTTTTCGCCACAAAGCATTTGCTTACGTTGATCTTTTTTCTCAATAGTATTATGTAATGCACTTGGGTTGTCTTTTAATTCTTCTAATGGTATAGGGTGCGGAGCAGGATGATAACAACTATGTGTTTCGCCTGTTGCTAGATAGATAGTAGTATGATGCCATTTGGCTAGACAAAAAGTAGGGCTAATTTCTGCATTAGTGATAGGTAATAGTCTTTTAATTTTAGCTAATTCTTTTTCCATTAGCCTACCCAATTTAAATTTTTAGCATAGTCTTCTCTTTTTATTCTCTCTGAACGTCTAACCTGAGGATACTTTAATACAAATAACATAGCTTTTTTATCATTTTTAAATTTTGCATATAAATGGCAATGAAGCATATCAAAGTCGCTAGGCACACTTCGTTCTTCTGTAATTGTTGCACCATACTTAAATGCATCATCTAATATAGGACCCATTTGATCTCGCATAATTTGATCGTGCCATATATCAGAACTTTCGTCATCTTTTAAACGAAACGTTCCTATATAGTATCTACAATTACTCATTTTCTACCTATAACCCTGTCTGTATTAATGTAAACAGTTTTAAAAAACTTACTTTGGTCTGCTGTTAACGGTTGTTCACTTAATGGCAAGTCTAATTCTTTTAATCTAAAACCAAGTTCACCAACATTATGATATATTTCATCATCTTTTACTTTACTATATTTTTCATCCCACATTTTATTAAGAATAGTAAAATCTCTTGTTTGCGAAACGTCCCAGTCAGTAAGTGCAAGATGGCATCCTTCTCTTGCTCCATAAATTGCCCATATACCATTATCAACATCAGTACCAACATTCATCCATATTAATAATCTATGATAATTTTGCCACCATACATCTTCTGCTAGGTTAGTAACTTTAGCACCTCTGTTAAGACTCATCTTAACACCTTCTCTAAATCCTGCTCTAAAGGCTTGGGCTTTAGTTGAATTAATAATACTTTCACTATAATTGTCATTTAATTGATAATAATTATCAAAATAACAGAATTCTATCATTGTATCATCATTACCATCGGTGTTTTCGTGTGTACGCATATTGCTTACAAAATCTTTAGTCCACATTTTTAAACTACCATTACCATACATTAGTCCATTGATGTTAACTTTGCCACACCAACTAAATTGATAATCGTCGTCTACTCCTAACGCATCTAAGTCAAGTTTAACATTTAAAAAATTAGGATCAATAATTGTGTCACCATCAACTGTTACAAAATGTTTAGTTTCAGATAACTCTGCACACGCCTTATGTGCGGCATCTGATCCTTCTACACCATGAACACGTTTTGCCCATGGTACTTTTTTAACTAAATCAACATAATTCTTTTCAGCATTAGGTTCGTCATAACTTAAAAAGATGATATCTTGTTCTGCAATATTAATGTACATATTCATTGAATAACTCCGTATGAATATTCGTCAAATTTTTTCATTGTATAAATTGACACTTCTTCGCCTTCAAATTCAAATTTATCTGTAAAAGGTATTATAACATATTTGTTATTTTCTAAACTAGAAAAATCAACATATAAAGTCTTATAAAGAATGTTAGGATCATTCTTTCTTGTAACACTTAGACTAACTGTATTATTTAAACTAATATGTTGAGATAGAATATTTGCTTTAAGGTTGCCACCTATTTGAATTTTCCAGCATGTATCTTTTATATTCTGTGTTATATTTAAATCTGCATTATCTAAATTGTTCTTAGGTATTTCATATATTAAATCATTAACACTATAACTATCTATATTGTTGTTTATACGTAATCTTAGTTCATAACCTTTTGTTATTTTAGAATAATGTACATAATAATAAGACATTTGGTCTTCACCTGATAATAACCCGGCAACTTCTAGAGGATCTACTTCTATAAAATCACACTTTTCTGGTTTATAATTAGGTAACGATAATAATTCGCCAGTTTCAGAATTAAAAACAGCGTATCGTTTATTACTTTGTTCTTCTTGTTTTAATATTACCATTTTTCTATTAACTTTGTTTCATGTGGGATTTCCCGCATAGTTTTATTAATACGTATAACTTCCATTAGAAGTGATAAGTCGTCTTGATGAGTACTTGCTAGTGCTTGTATATCTTTTGGAAGACATACTCCACCAAAGCCTCGGTGACCATCATCGCCTGGAACTAAAGAATGACTATGTCCTATACGCTTATCTGCACAAACTAAACTATTAACTGTATTATAATCTAATTTTTCCTTTTCACATATAGTATACAACTGATTAAAAAATGTAACTTTTGTTGCCAGGTATGCATTTCTAAATAACTTTGCAGTAATTAACGCACGAGGGCTTTCTTTAGAAACAGTAAAAATATCTGAGAACTTTTTAATCCAGAATTTTGTATCGCCGCCACCAACATACATTATTCCTTGATCTCTAAATGCTTCTATTGGATTAGCTGACGTAAGAAATTCAGGACTAAACGTTATAAATCTTTTATCAAACATTGCTTGTATTTGATCCCATGCATGTAAACTTATTGTGCTTTTTATTAAGATCGGTACGTTTCTAGGACAGTTTTTTAATACATCTAATACATTAGATGGATCACAAATACCATTTTTAGTAGGTGTATTAACACAAATAATAACACATGACGGTTTATTCCACCAACCTCCAATTGAGTTATTGTTATATTTAGGATCTACAATTTTAGCTTTAGGAAAAACGCTATGAATTGCTCTACCTACATATCCATATCCAGCAATAACTATCATATCTTTAACCACTCCTTGTATTTTTGAATTTTATCCTCTGTAACAAAGTCTTTTTCTGTGTAATGAAAAATTCCTTGCTGTAAATGGTTTCCTATTTTTAATTTTAAATCATCTGTTAAATAACTTCCGACACGATCTTGCCATTTGCTACTAGGATTTTCCCAACCTTGTATATAAGACTTCATATGTGTAAAACTAGGAAATAAACATTTATTATTTGTAATTTTTTTATCACAATCAAGTATTTTAGCTACTATTGCCGCACTTAAATCTACACTAAGGTTTTTTTGATAAAGTTCTTTAGCATATTTTCCATAAAAGAATTCCCAGTTATTCATTACTAGCTCTAACCACGAATAAAAGTCTTTTGCAAAATCACATTTCTTAAAATAATGAAATCCTGCATATAAATTTGGTAGAGAATTAGCTGTAAATGTTTTACGATAATGATCGCTAGTTATTAATTCTCCTCTATACGTATAAACATTACTAACAAAAAATAAATCATAATTTTTTAAGAATGTCCACCAATTTTCTAAGTCTTGCAATACTAACATATCAGTATCAAGTATAATTGTTTCGTCATACGGTGATGCGTGATATAATTTCCAACGATTATCTACTTTCCATTCTTTATCACTAGCACTATCGTTCCACGGAATTTCTTTTATTACATCAAATAGACTAATATACTCAGATGGAACTGTATCATTTGTAATTAAACAAATGTTAGATTCTTTTTGTGTTGCTTTTATACTCATAGCTAAAAGACATGCTTGTAAAACATAGTCATCTTGGCTGTTTTGTGCTATAACTACAAAGCCTTTACTCATTATCTATTATCCTATTAAGACTAAACTTATTAATTACATGAACACTACTACCTCTAACTTTTAAAGGAGTATATTCTCCTAAGTATTTGTCTTTTTGTATTAAAAATAAAAATTTGTCGTCTGTTAAATCCCATAAAATATCTTTATCACTAGTAAAATATAACTTTCCTGGTAGTTCATGTGAAAAATTACCTCTTTGATAACCATTCATTATATGTATAGCAATACTAAACACCCAATCATTACGGAATGTATTTTTATTAATCTGAAAAATACTATTATAGTGTGGCCAGTTCTCTTGTATATGCTTTGTTAATTCGAAATAAATTTTATTAGTTTGTGTTTTTCTAAAAAATACACAAGTAGCCCAATAAAAATCAACACTAGTATCACTAATATGTTGAAATCGTGGATCATTCCTATATCCACTTAAATCATGTGAATTTTTATAAATTAAAAAATCATGTTCTTGTGTAAAACAATGTGTAAATAACTGATTATTAATAATATAATCACTATCTAACAATAATGTTTCATCATATGGGGTTAAATCGTATGCTTGAGTTCGTAAATCATTTTTAAATTCTAATTGCTTGTATATATTACTGCCATCATAGTAACGTTTTATACTTAAAGGTCGCGAATATGGCACCTCTATTATCTTATCAAAGACTGTTTCATAGTCTTTATACGTATCTTTAAGATATTGAAGACTATCCGTTACAATAGACGTTGGAAGATTTAAATATTCTTTGACACGTTTTGCTAAAAAATGAGCTTGTTTTATATAATCTATTTGAGCATTATTCCTAGCAAATATTAATACGCCTTGTTTATTGCTCATACTCAATTAATCCGTCTACGGACCTTTTAGTTCGTATTTTTTCATACTCTGTTTGATATTCATTAGTTGCTGTAAAGTAAATATCTAGTATATCAGTAAAAAAGGTATTTAAATCTTCAATTTTAACTGGAGTATCATTATCGTCCAGTAATACAATATCAGAATCATTACCTTTAGTACATAACATATTCACAAAAGTAATTAATTCTTTAGTTACTGCAAATTGGCCGCCATTAAAATAATGGACTGCACTTTCGTAATATTTTTCTTTTAAAATACGCTTTTGGTTATTAAGCGTTACCATATAATTAGAAAATTCTAATGCTTTGGATAAGCGTTCATCCATAATTGTACTCCTATAATATACGTATATTTACAGGAAAATTACTTTGGGGGAGTTAAATTAGGTTAAGTTACTACTACCGTCGTTAGCATACGTTGGGGTTGCTACTTCAACATTTACGCCAGTTGGTCGGAATTGTCCTACCAAACTTGTAAGTGTACCTTTAACTGTTTCATCAACATTTGGCCAACCGCCAGCTGGATCATCATCGTTAAAGTTCATTCTAAATGTAAGTACAGTCGGATTAACTGCTGTATTACCTTTTGCTTCTATAATATAATGGTTTTCTGTATATGTTCCTGAGCCTTGTTTATCAAATATTGACTGATATGATGTAGTAAGCCCATAATATCCAATAGCTGATCCTGTACCTGTACCTGTAGCCGAAGTAGCAGTATAGTTAAACGACACAACTTGCATGTTTGCTAATACATACATCCAATCAACTGTTTTAGATTCAGTACCTACATAAGCAATATTTGCCGTAAAACGAATTTCGCCACCAGCATTAAAAAAATGTCTTGCGGCATCGGCAGTTGCAAATGTTACATTAACAATATGATCAAGTTGACCGCTCCAAGCAGTTGTATATTGTCCTTGAACTCCTGCTTCGGAACTACCTTGATTAACGTTACATAGAAATTTACTATTTTCAAGTGTAGTAGTTAAGTTTTCAAACTGAGCTACGCCTTTTTTATTAACCGTATTACTATCTAAAATTGTATCCGTAGTGGCAATAAGAGCTATTTCAGTTGGTGTAATGTTTGTTTGATGTTTTCTACCAGCGGCAATGTCATCATATAATAATGCCATGTGCGTTGCTGTTACTATTTCTGATGCGGCTACTTGTGAACTATTTAATGCTTGTCCCCAACCGTCATCACCAGACCCAGTTCCTAATATTGTTGCAACACGGCTTTGTAGATTATTATATCTTGCCGCTGTAATTATATCGCCAACTGCCATTTGTTATACCTTTAATATGCATTCAACTAGTTTTTCAGAAGCACTAGCATTTGATTCGAGGGCAACGCCTACAATTAATGATCCATTCTCTGAAGTTGCACATGCTGTACCTGTTCGACCAGCATAAACAATTTCACCTTTATTAACTGGTCCTGTTACTCTTACTGGAACTCGTCCTTTAAGTGCAACATTTTGACCATCAGCATCTTTATTCATTAAAAATGCTGGACTTTCACTAATAACACCAACTGGTGCCGGTGCAATAAAGCCTAATGCCATGTCTGTATTCTTTGAATCGCATTCTGTTAATTCTTTATCGCCACCAACTACTACTACTGTACCAAATCCGTATTCTTTATCAGTTGTATATTTCTCAGCCAAGTCAGCATATTGTGCCGCTGTAGCTGTTCCTGTAAATACGTTTGCAACTAAGTTACCACTAGCATCTCTAACTGCTACTGTATTAATTGTAGCGGCAATATCAGGGGATCTATCATTAGCCCCTACTCTTAGAGTTGATGCACTTGATGCCAATCCAGTAAACGCTGTTGAATGAATATTAGCAAATTTTGATGTTGTTTTGCCTAACTCAAATGTATCTGTTGTTGGTGGATATAATCCTAATGCATCTATTGTAAGGGGTTCTTTAACAGCACCTGTTACATCATCAACTTTAAATTTAATTACTGTACCAATTTGATTTTGTATTACACCTTCATTATCATTTTCGATGTAAATTTTCATGTCATTGGAATCACCAATGGCAATACCAGCATCTGCAAAAGTTACTAATGACGTAAATGCTCCTGATCCTGAAAGAGCAAAATCTGTGTCTGACTTACCATTTAATTTTAATGAGTTACTTGCAGTTCCCCAATAATAATCTGTTGTACTAGTTACGCCACCTGTTGAATTAATTGTATTACGTAATGTAGTACCTTTCTTAATATTATCAAATCCAGTAATAAGATTAGTTGGATCTGTAGAGTCTATTGTAAATGCTATTGAACTAATAATAAAAATTACTTCATCATTAACTGTAGCGGCAATAACAATTCTGTTTACATTAGTAGTATCACGAACTGCTCTGGTTACCATCTGTGAAACAGTTGTTCCAATACCTTGTGGGCCAATTAAAATATATCCTGTTCCGTTATAAGCATAAAGTTGTTCATTTGCAGAATCCCACCAAAGATCGCCTGTGGCTAACCCTGCTGGTGCTGTTGTGGCAACTTCTGCTCCGCCAGTAGTCCTAAACTTAGAACCATCATAAAATTTTAATTTACTAGCTGTAGCATCATACCAAACTTGTCCAGATATAGCCTTAGGTGGCTCAGCCGCTCCACTAAAACTCTCTAGTAAGTGTAGAAAGTTTTCATTCTGAATTTCACCATATCCAGCATAGTTTTTACCTACTAATTTAATATCAGTAGTTTGGTCGACTGTACCGTCTTCTACGACTACTAACGTTACTCCGCTATATCTATCTATTGTATATGCCATAGTTTTTTAACCCCTGTTAAGTATATTTATCATTTATTACCATAAGCCGCCGCTGGAGCTTACATCTCCATTAAAGACCCAAGTCGTTCCAACAACTATAAACCGCTTTAACCCTCTAGTAATACTTGCTGTAGTTGTTCCTGATGCATCATTAAATGCAATATCTTGTAATACACTTTCGTTCTGTACACCATTTGAATCAACAGATATGAATGATTTATTTGCTACTGATCCAATATCAATACCTGTTACGTTTACCGCGGCATGTGAAACCGTTATAACGTAAGCGAATGATCCAACTTTTTTGTTTCCTGCTGGATAAACATCTTCAATAATCGTGGCTATCTGAGCATTTGTTGGACTATCTGATATATCTAAGTTCATAACAACAGGTTCTTGATTTATCTGATCATCTACATAAAACTTTGTAGCAACTGATGTATTAGTTGTAGGCTCAGCTACTCCTGTAATTTCTTGGTTATTTGTAATATTAATAGCACCCGTACTAGTAATTTGTAATCCGCTACCACTAGTTGAAATAGTAGTACTATCAAGGGTAATATTATCAACACTTAAAGTAGTAAGTGTACCTACTTGCGTTAATCCAGTTGCTGTAGTTACTGATGAATGTAATTCTGTCTTGTCTAGTACTTCTGTACCATCAATGAAATAACCTTTTGTCGCGGCTAAATCTATATTTTCCGAACTTCTCCATGCTTGAGTTGAATTTTGCCATAAAATTTCTTTGTCTATTTGTGATGATTTAAGTACAATACCACCACCATCTACTCCAGCATTATTAAGTACAGTACTATCGCTTGTTATTCCTAATTCAATATTCTTATCTTCTACTCTTAAATTCTGTACTTCAACATTAAATTGAGTACCACCAATTAGAAAGTCACCATCAACTTTCATATCACCGCCTACATGAAGTGCGTATTGTGGATCTGTTTTAAAAACTCCACAATGTTCTTCTGATGTATCAACTACTAAAGCATCTATAAAGCCTGTTGGTTTTCTAACCCTAACTTTCCAATCATGATTAGATAGTTGATTTTCGCTAACAAATGATGTTCCTACTACTTTTAAAATATTATTTTGTGCTAAGCCAATTGTAAGACCGCCGGAATTTTGTACAGTTAATGTACCCGTTGTAGTTGATGCCGTATCTGCAGAAAGAAATTTTTCTGCTGATCTAACATTTCCTAAACTATCTCTTAATGCACTAGCTTGGTCGGCAATGCCTCTAAATCTAAAGTCAGTTAGTGAAACAGGAGTATACCCTGGTTTAATATCACCTGTAATTCCAGCAATAGTATAACCAATTGCCGGTGTAAATTCTGTATTACTCCATACACCTACTGTAGTTCCAGCTATGTTCCATTTTATTACTATTTGACTATTATTAAATGTATCAATGAGCGTAACAACTTCAGGCCCAGTTTTCTTTTGTGCTGTAGTATAAATCGGCCCTGCTAATTCTAGTTGCGAACCATCATAAAAATAAAGTTGGTTATCATCACTGTCAATCCAAAGATCTCCAGCGACCATTCCCGTCGGTGAAGCAGGTTGTACACTTGGTGCTCCGCTAGTTCTAAAACCTACACCGTCATATACTTTTACTCTTTGGGTTGCTGTATCATACCAAAGCTGTCCTATTAAAGGATTGCTAGGTGCTGAAGATTTAGCAAAATTCTCCAACATCTTGATTAAGTTTTCGTTTAAGGACTCGCCAAAGCCTGAATAATTCTTTCCAATTAAAGAAATATCTGTTGTTGTTGTATCTAATTGGCCGTCAACTAAATCAACTAATAAACTTCCATCACTTTTGTTTAATTTATAACTCATTATGCCGCCTCACCTGCATATATGATATAGTTAATAGTCATATATGGATTCATAATATCTAATGCTTGTCCAATAGTTTGTCCTGTTAATACACCACCACTAGTTGGAAAGGCTTGTCCTGCTCCTGTTCCAGTTGGTGCATCATATTGAATTGCTTCTGCATCGTTAGGTGCTCCAGAAACATCTCTAATAGCATAATATTGATCACCACTATTTCCACGTAAATCATGTTCGTGTTCTGGTAAGTTAGTAAGTGTTACAGATTGCTGTTGTTGTCCTGAATGTGTTCCAATGTTATCAGCCGCTGAACTTGTAACTGTATTAGCACTAGTGCCGCCCATGTTATCTGCACCTAACGGCATTCTGCCTCTTAAATCAGGTAAACAAAAATATCCACCTGTAACTAGTGTTTGATCTTTAAAGTTATATCCTATTGCATCATATAAATTCTGATAAACTCCAATTAATACTTCTCGCCCATCACAAATTAACCAATTAGCTGGCGGTAATAATCCACCGTATGGAGCGAGCATTCCAATAGGTATAGTTGGAATAGCTGAAAACAAAATATTCCTATTAACTTTAAATACGCCAGTATCTCCACTTACTCTATTAATTAAAAATTCATCATCAGCTTGAGTTGTAGAAGAATCTGTTTTATTAGCAATAAAAGTATTTGCAATTGACGTTGTAAACGTTTTAGTACTTTCGTCTTGTCCATCAAATGTAAATGATGTTGCTGAAACATCTCCAGTCATTTGGAATGTTGTTGGACTTGCTAACTTATCTGCAGATCCTGAACGACCACTAACTGTACCTGTAACATTTCCTGTTAAGTTACCATGGAATGTTTGTGAATAAACATTTAACCATTGTTCATTAGTTGTTCCTAAATTACGTGCATTTGTTACATTTGGTACAATATTCTGTGTTGTAAGTAATCCTGCAACATTTGTATCACCACCAACAAATAATTTTTTAGCTATTCCTACGCCACCTTTAGTTGTAATACTACCTGTACTAATAGTTGACGACTCTGTTGTGCCTTCAACTAATAAATTACTATCAGTTTGAATATTACCTATAACATCTAATGCTTGATCTGGCGATAAATTATTAATTCCTACTCTAGCTTGTGAATCAACTCTAATAACTGTTTTAATTGTACCAGCATCATTAACTCTTACATCAATATTAGATCCTGATGTTTGGTGAGCAATAATACCTGCTTGGCCTTCAACGCCAATTGACATAGCACTATCGGCTCCAACAATAACACCATTATTATTTTTAATTTTAAGTGCAAATAAACTTGTACTTGTTATATCATTTCTTAAAAAGCTAGAAGCAGGTACGTTAGTACCAGCAATAATTAAATTTTCTGCCTTTTCTGCTACTCCATAATATTTTCCTGCACCGTCGCCTGTAATATCTGCTGTACTTAAATTATAACCTGGATTAATAGTAGTAAATCCAGAAATAACAATCTTAGGTACAAATGTATCTGTAGCAATAATTGCCACCGTTTTTGCTTTAACTTCTACTTGTAAAATTGTATAAGAAACATTATCAGTTCCTGTAATGACTGATGGTTTAATACCTGTTGCTAATCCATCACTAAATGTTGGACCTACTAAAATCCATCCTGAACCTGTATAAAGATAAAGTTGTTGATTATCTGTATCAACCCAAAGGTCGCCTATAACTGATTGGTTTGCGGCAGGTTCATTAGTTGCTTTTTTTAATCCACTTGCAGATATCCAATTTGTACCATCATAAATTTTTAATTGATCAACACCTACTGTAGTATCATACCACAACTGGCCTTCAACTGGATTTCTTGGGGAAGTATTAAAAGCAAAGTTTTCTAATAAATGCAAAAAATTATCTGCAATAGCAGTACCATATGCTGTAGTATTACGTCCTGGGATATCTAAACTTGTAACCTGATTAATAGTATTATCTTCAACTGTAATAGTACCTTTATTAGCTAGGTCTGTATGTGATACTGTATATGCCATTTTCTATTTACGCCTCATTAAAGCCAGTTAGACTTTGTACCCTTACGGTATAATCAATTTGAATTAATCTATTTAAACTCTTTTGTACAGGGTGGAAAATTACATGTGTTAGTAATCGTCCTGTACCAGATTTTGCATAACTAACAAGTCCAAGCTCGTCAAATACATATAAACTCTCGGCACCTGTTGCATTATCAATTGCATCTTGTCCGCTAGGTTCGCCATAGTCTAGCAAACAAGTTGCTAAAATATCTGTATAGTTTGTACCACTAACGTGCCGTGTTTCTAGCGTATTCCTAGTAGGATCCGTATTATTAATTGAATTATCGTCAATTACTTTAGTATACGTTTGGTTGTATAAACTAGCATTTGTACCTGTTGAATTTGGTGACAAATATGTAATAATACCTGTAGGATCAACAGATGTTCCGCCGTTGCCAAATACCATGCTACTAACAAAGCCTTGGCCCTGATTTGCTAAACTTTCAGCTAATGCAATACTCATATTCTCATAATGGATTGCATTACGTTTATCCACAAGTATTTCGCCCGTTTCCGGATTGTGTATTTTGATGTGTCCTTGTAAAAGCACACCGTTTTGTTCTTTAATATTGTCTATCATATTTTATATCCTACTAGTGTATTTATTTAGGTAACGTAACCTCTTGACTTCTTAAGAAACGTGCTATGTTATTTTCCTGCCTATGTAAAGGAATTCCTGATTCAGTCCAGGTTCTTCCTATCCTTCTTATCACCACAATTTTGCTATTAATAGCTGGGGTATCTAATAATGTTACTGTAGAAGTTGTACCATCTACACTAAATTCAGCTGGTAATGTAATATCACCCTCTGGACTATCTAAATCACTAGTTACATCAAATGAACTAATAGCTGTTTTACGCAATCTTTTTCCTGCTACAAAAATTTCAAAATCATTAACAGACTTTGGAATAAAATCAACTGTAATACCTTTTGTTGACCCGTCCGCATCAAATACTTGCGTTAACGTTTCATCTTTGTATGGCATTGTTTGCATTAAAGACTGATCAAATACGTCTGATCCTGCCTTGTGTAACTCTGCAATACCTGTACCTAACGTGCCTCTACGTAACTGCCTTATTGCTCCATTTTCTTTCAAATAATACTCAATACGCTCGCCATTTATAAACAGTATACCAGGAATGCCTTTGTCTTTATTTGGAGCTGGCAAACTCTCGTAATTTGTTACAAAAATCTTACTATCTGACCAATTTAAGTCTTCTGCTAATGTGTATTTATTATTATCTCCAAGACGTTTATAATGGGTTCTATTAAGCATATCTTTAAAGATTCTAAACCCAAATTTTGGAACAATAACGTTATTTGTAAAGTGAATTACCTCTATCTTATCGTTAGGATTAATATCAACTACAATTCTAATATGCTTCTTATCATCAGTAACATAGTACTCAATACTAGGAGTTAATAATACTTTATTCAATGTAACCCATACATATTCAGCATCAAAGGCTTCTTCACGTAATCTAATAATGCCTTTAGTTAACTGATGATATTCTACATAGGAGTCTGTTCCTAGTGTAACTGCATTTCTTGCCACAATATCAAATGATTCTCTTTCAATCTTTCTAACATCATGCTTACTAAATTGATAGATTGTTAGTAGATCACCATTAGCCGGAGCAGTATCTAAATAAACTTCATTTGGTGTTTTAACAAATAAACTTGTTTCACTATCAAAGTAACCCATTTGATAATCACCGCTATCAATTACAAAAATTTCTAACTTATCTCCAATTTTTCCGGTATTTTCAAATAAGACAACTGATCCGTTAAACGAATCCCATCGGTATGTAGTACCTTGAGCTAATTCAACTCCATTTAAAAATGCTTTAACATTTTCAGCACTAACTGTAGCTGTTGAAATTTGCCATTGACGTAATTGATATTCGCGTTGTGATACTACTGTATATTGTTCATTGTATCCTGCATTTAAAATTTGATTTCCAAGTTTAACTACAATATTTTGGCTAGTTGGCTCACTAGTAAATGGTACCTGAGCTAACTCAAATTTCTTATTAATAGCATTACCAGTAAAACTATCTGTTGTCATTTGACTAAATGTTTTTGTAGTACTATCATAAATTACATATTCAACTATAGCGCCATTATTTGGAACTGTTCCTAATTTAAAAACAACTCTACCTTCATGCTCATATGTACTATCAGTTTCTGCAAGAGTACTAACTATTACTTCACCATCTACTGTTAATGTATATGACAATCCGGGTTTATATAAAACCGATGTTACAAATTGTGATGTTGAACCATCACCAATAAATCTATCAAAGTCTATAATTTTCTCACCATTGTTTGACATTGTTGAAATATGTACTGGTGAACCATCTCCTGGTGTAGTAGTAATATTAATTTTTTTAGTTTGATAATTTACAGTATATTGTGTAGTATCTAGAATTGTTCCATCTACTTTAACAAATATATCTTGTTGACTTGCTGGCAACTTAGTAACAGGAAAATCAGTAGTTACTGCATCGCCAGTATAATTATGACTACTAATAATACTTGAACCATCTGATGTTCTATCAAAAACTTTAAAATCAACTGTATCAAGAATTTGTCCTGGAACTAGTTCTTCCGGTCCTTTTGAAGTTAACTCTGTAACAAATCCATCACCGTCTACAACAATTTCTTCTGATAAAATTCCTTTAGCTGATGTATATGCTAAATCGCCACCTTGTAATAATGTATCGTAGGCATCTGGATCAGGAATAAAACTACCGTCACTAGTTGACTTTCTAAAAATAATTGTGTCACCGTCTACAGTTGGTATTAATTCTTCGTTTATTGTTATTGTTGTTGCAATACCATCACCTACAATTGATGCCATTACTGCATTTGGGTTGCCTGTTACACCAATACTGCTTCCGTCCCATTGTGGATCGTCTACTCTAACACCATTTTTATAAACATTATAAGTTACACCATCTTCTAAAGGATTAGCAAGTGTAAACACATTTGTACTACCGTCTAATTGAAAAACTTCATCTTCATATGTATTATCATAAGTGTCCCAAGTTGATGTATAATAAGGCTCTGAACTCCATCCTGATCCGCCACTAAAGCTAAAACTTTTAACTTCTACACCACCATAATCAATTCCATCTACAAGTTGTGCTATGTCATTTCCTAACATACCTGATGTTGGTGCATAAAACAAGTTAATACGGTCTTGTGCATGAAGCATGTCAATTGCTTTACTATATTGTACTACAATTGTGGCATTGTTAACTGGCGGTTCAGTAAATGTTATACGTCCTTTATAACGTGTATATGTTTTAGTTGTATCTATAATATTAGCAAATGTATATTCACTTGTTAATGATTCAATACTATTAACTGTGACAGTAATTTGACTAGGCCTTAAATCCATTGGCCATGTTAAGTTAAAGTTAATTTCACTTGCATTACCTGTAAAGGTTTCGCTTTGAGTTAATGTTGTAATTAAGAATGTTCCTGAAACTCTATCATACTTTGATATAATATGATTGCTTCGTACTTTACCATTACCTAGTTTAGCATTAACAATTGCCGCAGTACTGCCTTCAGACTGTGTTCCTTCTATAGTAACTGTTGGTGCTGACAAATATCCTGTGCCAACATTTGTCATTTTAATCCAAGTTATCGCCCCGCCGGCACCAATATATGCTTGTGCTTTTGCTCCAGTGCCACCTCCGCCGGATAAAGTAACTACTGGTACTTCAAGATATCCAGTACCTCCATTTTTAATTAAAAGTGCAGTAACTTCGTATCCAATATTATCCGCCCAATATTTGTTTGGATATACTGCTAATCCTGGATCTACACCAACTAATGCATTATCTGTTACTCTTAAAGTAGACGGAACAATTCTACCATCTTCTTGAGTATAAGCTGGTGGTAAATCAAAATCAGTAATTGCAGAATTTGTAGGATTCAGTTTTGTATACGAACTTAAATATTCCCTAACCTTAGTTTTATATGGTTTTGCTTCATTAATAAAATCTTGGTAACTAGAAAGATTATCATTTTGAAAATTAATTTTCTGCGATAAATCACCAATATTATGTTTGGCTTTTAAAAAGCTAGACTTAAATGCCCAATCAACATATAATTGTTCGCTGAATGCATAGCGTAAACTTGCAAAAAATAATTTGTTATATTCTATTGCAAGATCATCTATAAAAATATCATCACGTAATGCTTCTAATAAAATTCTAAACTCTTGAACTGGCTGATTATCATAATCACTTGTATCATAACTTAAACTATCATAACCTATATACCAACCTTGATAATTATACAAACTTGTAGCAAATTGAATTGTGCCATTTTCCCTACCAATTGTTGTATAGTTTGTAGTATAATCAACTGCTACTGCATTACTAGTTTTTCTTAATAATAACCAACCTCCAGAACCAACTGTTTTAATTTTAATAATATCACCAATTCTATCATCTAATGCTGTTAACTGGTAACTTTCATCTATTAAATGAGTAAAATCAGTTGCCCAACTATAACCTTCTGCATACCAATCTTTATAATTCCAGTATTTTGTTACATCATAACTTTGACTTGATGTACGATTCCATAATAAAGTAGAAGTATCATATGCAAAAATTGACCACTTATTCTCAACTGTTTCGTCAGCTTTAACTAACGCACTAAACTTTCTAACACTAATTTTTGCGGTAGACGGATAATCTTTACCTGCATACTTAATAATTGCCGAATCTATTTTTCCTAAATTATCAATAGTTAAGGTAATGTCAGCACCAGTACCAGGCCCAGACATTAAAAACTCATAACTTGGTGGTACCTTGTATCCTCTCCCTGGGTCGGTAATTGTAACATTAACTAGTCCACCATTTTCCCAAGTTGGCGTTAATACTGCTTGTTTTACTTTAGCTGTTCCAACAAATCTTAGTTCTTCATACGTATCTACTGTTGCATCAAATAGTCCAGAGTTGCTAGTTGGTAAGGCTTCTAATAATTGTAACTTACTAAGATCAAACTCGTCAACAATTATATATTTTGCAAGTGTTGTATTAACACGTTCAATAAATTGTTTAACTGCCTCTAACCTATTAACAAACATTGTTTGTCTAGGAGTATTTAAAATTCCGTATTTTTCTTTAACACTTAAAGTATCATCAGGAACTAATCTAAAGTTCGGATCCCAACCAATTAAACTATCAAACCATTTATTTTCTAACTCTTTCTTAGGTTTACTTGTCGCTAATCCATCACTTATTAATTGATATTCATTATGAATATTTGTCGGATTGTCAATAGTCCAATAACGGAAGTTAATTGCTGAAGAATCTCCTGATACTAAATTTAAACAATTATATAGAGCAAATCTATTATTTGAAAACGGTGCAATATATTGATATCCTTGTGATTGCGGATCTTCAATTAATTGTGCTACATCAAAAGCACTAGTTTTTCTAAATTCTTTCGCTGGAATAAATTTTCTATTTTTAACCCAATAATAATATTTGTTACTAAACGATTGACCAACTTTATCAAATACTTGTGCTACTACTAAAGTATTATCGTCATACTTGGGTGTTCCACTAATACCTTTTGCTAAACCTTCTTCTGTGTCAGCTTCTTCTAACCATTGCGAAGGTTTAATGGTTGTTTCAATCCATTCATAAATATCAATTGATGCTCCTGTAAACAATCTATTCCAATTAGCTGTTTGATAAATTATATTACCTTGGTATGGATTATGATATTTTACTGTACTTAAATCCCACCACAGTTTTCCAACATATTCATCACCCCAAAAATTGCCTTCATCAACAACTGCTGGACTTACTCCTTTAGTATAAATTGCTGGATCATAAAATGTTTTAAAAGAAAGTTCTTCTTCGGCAGTACCTGCAATCTTTCCTTGAATAGGATCAATATAATCTATTTGCTTGGTTAATTTTTGTGTCTCTGTATTGTATATAAAAATACCTTTATATTTTGTTATATCAACTTGATCAATTGGGGTACGTAATGTAGTCCAAGATAGTTTATTTCTATCACGTTTAAAATCAAGTATTGTTCCCATATTATTATTAGTTGGTGTTACTGTTAATTCAGGCATAGAAACATATACATGATTATTCTTAAACAATACATTATCACCAAACCTACGTGTTGTTGGGTTATCGTAAACAAATCGTTCACTATAGATTAATGTATCATTAAATCTTTGGAACATAAGTACCTGCCCACTATCTTCATTTTTATTCTTAAATTGTGTAAGATTATTATCAAGTGTTGTAGCAACTGTAGTATTAGCATCAAATGTTGTAGTTGCAATAAGGTCACCGCCTTTTGCTGTTACAACTAAATTATTATTATCAAAGTCTAAGCTGGCTCCGAATCTTTCTGCTACATCAGATTCTGGACTATAAAGTGTTTGAAGTAATGTATATTCGCCGCCAACTTGTTTATAAATGTAAACTACTCCATTATCATTTTCAACAGTATCATCTAACGGGCATCCAATAGCAAGTAATGATCCGTCATCTGATATTGCTATTGACGTAGCAAATCCGATATTTGCAGTTGGTGTTTGTATTGCCTGGCTAAATTCATAATGTCCATTAACATCTCTATAAATTATTACCTCTGTAGTTGAGCCTGTAAATTTCGCTACAACTCCTAATATATCACCTGTTTTATTTGTTGTAAATGGTTGAGCAAAGTTAGTTAACAATGTACGATCAATAACTGTTTCACTATCAACCCCTAAGCCAGTATCATTAGGAATATAACCTACATAATCTATATGACTTGACAACAATGTCCACAATGTACTATTCCACGCACCTGCAGATAAATTAGTTCTACTTTGATAAAATAAGCCAGCATATAAAACTATATCATTTTCATAGTATATTTGTGAATCACTAAAAGTACCTTTATAATTTTTATCTTTACCTAAAGCAAAAGTAAATGTATTACCATCTGCATCTGTTCCATGATTAATAAAATATACTCTACCAGCATTGCCTATACTATTAATATCATTTGTACTAATATAAAGACGATGATACTTGTCTTTAGTAGCAAATGATATTTGCTTGCCAAGATATTTGTTAGACCCTCTGTCAGGAACTATGTATCCATACTGGAATGAATATTGCCCATCACGGGTTCTATTATATGTACAATACATTCCTTCGTTAGTATATGCTCCTGGTGTTCCTGCAGAATGAGTGGGAATATTATAAAACTGTTTCCAGTCTTTATTTAACGGGTGTGGATAATTCGGTGTACGTGCAATACCTGTTACTGTGCTACTGGAATAAAAATGAACTTCTAATTCATTTTGAAACGTTGACGCAGTAACTGGAAATTGCGTCGAATCGTCATTTTTAACAACAACCATTTTACCTGTCGTCGCACTATCCATATCTGCATGATCTAATCTCCCTGATAGTCTATTAACCCCTGCACTAATTCTGTCTTTAATACTAATCGTGCTAGTGGCTCCATTGTTAACTCCAAAACTAAAAGTACCTACTCTATTCTTAACATATAATCTTGCTGTTAATAATTGTTCTTGTATGTATACAACCTCAGCTGTAGCACCTGTATTATCATCAACAATTATTTCTCCTTCTAGAGGAATATAAGCATTACCACTTAAATCAAAATTTGTAAATGTAACATCAATAAATCCACTCCATATATCAAAAATTTGATGTGATGAATCATTTAGGTATGTAAATGTTAATCCTAATGATGCTGGATCAAAAACTGAAATTGGATCTACTCCGCCTTTAATAGTATTAACTCTTATATTAAATGTGTCACCATTATTTGCAGTATCAGTAAATAATTTAGGAGATCGTAAAAACCACAATTCACTTAAATTTGGAAGACCATTTTTATCATAATAACTTAGATGTCCTAAGCGGCCGCCTTTTGTAGGATCTGAAATTTGATTTAATGCATATACTTCATCCATTGTATTACTAAACGGAACTGGTGATCTTGATTCAGCTTGTGTAATATAATCTTGCATTATAAGATTTGGTATTGTAATGTCTTGAGCTGATGCAAGTAAAGAAGTAGTAAATGCTGGCAATCCGTCAATCTTCCACCAGCCCCCAAATGTACCACTAGCATCAGTTGGATTAATTAATGTATATGTACCACAACTATTTGCATTTAAGAAAATTGTATCAGACGTATCAAATTGTCCGCTAACATTTTCCATATAAATGATTGCTTTATTAGTATCACTAATACGAATATATGATACCTCACCAAGTGCTGACGAAGATGAAAGTGAATCGCCAACTACTGGAATTCTTATTAAGTTATCAACATACAATATTTGATCAATCTTTGACGTAATTGTTTTAGATCCTTCAACTGCTGATACTCCAGGACCTGTTGAACCCCATGGTAAAACTCCACTTGGATAATTTTGTGAATACTGATTCCAGTTAAGTTGTATTGTATCGCCAGCCGCAGAGCCGGCAAATTGTGTAATAGGTGCTCTAACTAAAATGTGTGTTGTAGAAACCTCTAAATTATAGTCACCTCGTATTGCATATACTATTGGAGGATACGAATTTGTTCCTGTATTATAATTTGCATCATGAAGAACTGCTGTTGAATAAAAACTAGGAAAAGTTAACGCTCCTGTTGATCCTGTAATTGGATATTGAGCTTCCCAATATGTTTCAAGATGTGATACAACATCTGTTGTTACATATGATGTTCCAATATTAAAAGCACCTTTAAATTTAGTTTTTACATTACTAGCATTTGGAGCCCCAATAACTAGATAATCTCCGTCATCAGTTAATGCAAGACTTGATCCAAAATTTCCTGTTCCGCTATATAAGTCTGTTGGAGCAAGTATTTCTTGAGATAGATTATAATTTACATTATCAGATGCTCTTAAGTAAACATATACTTTGTCTTTTGTTTCTGCCGCAACAACTAAAATAGTATTCCTGTCATTTGATGCAATAACTTTGCCAAACCCATCGCCGGGATAATCTGCTGTTTCTGGATTTGATAGTATTTGGTGTGAGCTATAAACTGGAGTATTTTGTAATACTATCCAACGAGATGAATCATCATCGTCAACCCAAATTAGTTCTCCTGCCTTTAATTCAGTATTAAGAACTTTAGAATTTGCTTCTGTTAAATTAGTTACTCTTGATGAAGTAAACTGTGTAATAAATCCGTTTGCTGTTTCCACATCTGCTGTAGTGCCGTTTTGATAACAAATTAAATTATCTAATGATACTTCTTTAACTTTAAAGAATTTTTCTGCACCTGTAACATCTAATACACCTATAATTTCATTTACGGTATATCTAGCTTGAGTATTAAGTTTAAAAGTTGTTGTGCCAGCATCATCATCTGAAGTTACAACTAATACTCTGTCTGTAGTACTAACATACTTAACAACATCCCATGTTACACCACGTAGTCCTACCCATATATAATCACCAACATTTAAATCTGTAATAGATTGAGATAAAATATCATCATAAGTAGCAACTGTTAATTTAACATCTGCTTCATTAACAAATCCTGCTGTAGGAATATAATCTTCTACTCTATATTTTGTTGGAAAAGGTTTGTGTGTATAGTTGTTAGGTTTAAGATAAACTTCAAACGGTCTTTGTCTATAAATTAAATCAGTTTCTGCTCCTGAAACCGTATCTACTAACTCAAGTGGTTGTGGACTTAATTTAAATTTTGCTTCATCTAACTTAAATTCAATTTCATCAAAGCCGTCTGAAGATCCGTATTGGCCTAATTTAACTGCCCACTCTTCATAAAATTCAATACTATCTTTATCAGAACTACTTAATGCATCAAATAATTTTGTTAAACTATTCTTTGTACCTTTATCTTGGATAAACCCTTGATAAAATTTATATTGACTAACATCGTCATTTATAATATTACTAAGATACTTTCTCTTTTGATATCCAATTAAATGTTGTGCTATTCTTTGTTGATTTGTATCAAAGTTATCGGTATCTAAATCATAATAGTCTTTAAATTGTTTCGCTTTATAATCTAGATTAGGCATTAGTTCTGATGTTGGTTTTTCATCTAATCTTACCCAGCTTTCTGCTTCAAAAGATTCTGTTCCAGGAATATGTATTTTAGCAATATAATAAAACTCTTTATAGTATACTGTATCACCAATATCATAATCTTGGTAGGATTGCCATTCAGTACAGATAGCATTATCAAAAACAAATCCTGGAATATTTAATGTGCCATTCCAGTCATCTGTTCTATAACCTAGAACTTTAATTCTTTCTTGCCTATATCCTGGTTCTAAATCGTAAATAATATCACTAAAAACTGTATAGTTGTCTATTAAAACAATATGCTCTTTTTGTAATAACGGTAGTTGTACAAAATACACACCGTCAGCACCATTAGTTGTTAGCTGGAACTCATTATCATTGTTTCTATAAACATTAACAGACTCAGGTAATAATTTTCGACCATCTGCTTTTAAAAGTGAATAGTCATAAAAGTTACCAAATATATTATCTGAAGCATAAAGATCTCTTTTAAATTTTAATTTATTTGCGCCAGGACTTAATGTTATAATACTACTAGCATTCCAGTTTTGTGTAGCCCAAAATAAAAATTCTTTACTACTTAACTGCCAATTTTCAACAGCATTAATATCTCTATTAAAATAATTAAAATCAAATCCTTGTGCAATGAGATAATTCTCATAACCTAATAAAAAGTCAACTACTTCTTGAACTGATCTATATAAATGTCCATATGATAATTCTGCTGTAACTGTAGTATCAAATTCACTTCTAAAGATTGCTGATTTACCACCAGTAATAGGAAGTTCAACTAATTTAGCAAAGCTATCGCTACTAAAAGTATCATCACTAAAGTGTTGTGTCTTAACTCTATAAAATTCATTATTAAATGATACTGTTTGTCCTTGTATGTATGTTTGTCCAGCTTT